ATAACACCACAACAAGCATTATACAATTTTTACGAACAAATGATAGTCGGTGACACTGCTGATAATGTTAATTATTTTAAAGGTAAAGGTAAAAAGTTTGCAGAAAAATATTTTAAAGATTGCAAAACAAAATATCAATACACAAAAAAATTATACGAATTATTTAAAGAACAATACAAAGGTAAAGCAAAACAAAATTATATCGAATGTTATAATTTGTTGAAATTAAGAACACAATAAATTTAAAAATATGGAAAAACCACACGCTTTTGAAAACCAAATATTTCACCATTACAGAGAACAAGCAAAACAAATTAACGATGCAATTGAATTATTAAAAGAATTTAATTATACGATAGTTGATCTTGAAGGTAATATTATAAAAAAATAATGAAAATTAATTTAACACATAATATTATAAATGACAAGTATACAGAATACGTTTACGAAGCATTTGATATACAAAACACACAACAAAGCAATGTTATTATTGATGCTAATTTAGAGCAGCTCCCAGATGATTGGAAAATTGGTGTCATATACGGAGGATCAGGAACAGGCAAAACAACTATTTTAAAAAATTATTTTAAAAAAGAAATGGATACATATAATTTTAATTATCAAAAATCATTGATATCTAATTTTGATTGGTTGGATCCAAAACAAGCCACGTTTTTATTATCAGCTATGGGATTGAGTTCTGTACCAACTTGGTTACGACCATTTCATACGTTGTCAAACGGAGAACAATATCGTGCTTCGTTAGCATATATGGTAGGTAAAGCAAAAAACAATGAAGTTATATTAATTGACGAATACACATCAGTAGTTGATCGAGACGTAGCTAAAGCAATGAGTAATGCATTGCAAAAATATATAAGACGTAACAATAAAAAAATTGTATTAGCATCTTGTCATTTTGACATTATGGAATGGTTACAACCAGATTGGACATATTCACCATTAAAAGGGCGTCTTGAAATAGCGTCAAGTCTTCGGCAACGACCAGAAATTAAATTACAGATATTTCGATCAAGATATGATACTTGGAAAATCTTCAAACACCATCATTATTTAACGCAAGATTTAAACAAAGCTGCAAAATGTTATGTTATATTATTTAATGATAAACCAGTAAGTTTTATGGCAATATTACCATTTCCACACGGAAACATAGTAAATGGTTATCGTATTTCAAGAATAGTTGTTTTACCTGATTTTCAAGGATTAGGTATTGGTTTTCAAGTTATAAATTATTTTGGTGGTATTTATAAAAAAGATAATAAAACATTATATATAAAAACATCAAATCCAGCATTGTTTGGAGCAATGAAAAAAAATAATCATTTATGGAAATTAACAAATCAAATAACAAAAGATCAATTAAATAGTGAATTTATGGAAAGACAACAAACATCAGACAAAGGCGGAATGTTAAAATTACGTAACGCAATTACAAAATCATATAAATACATTGGTGAACCAATAAACGATAATACAGATGTTATTACGTTTAATGCTGATGCGTGGAAAGATGTAGCACAAAATCAATTAAATATTTTTGATTGTGGAGCATAATTTAGATATACAACACCATTATTTTTTAGATGTTAAATCAGGAATTAAAACATTTGAAATAAGACGAACAAATCGAGATTACAATATTGGCGACAAATTAATATTGAAATCATTAAAAACAAATAAGACAATAAAAAAACAAATAAAATATATATGTGATTTATCAATTTACGATATACAACATATAATAATACTTGGCATATGAAACAATACAATTTATTTTTTAACGGAACAATTTCAAATCATTTTAACGGTCATTTAAATTTATATTTAGGAGATCAAGATTTTGTGTTTGCAAATGAATCAACACATATAATAGCAGAAATAAAAACAATTTCAAAAGATTATTCATTTACAGGAAAAAAAGTTTCTTTTAATCAAGCAAAACAATATGCTTCGTTAAACAATGTAAAAGATAATTATGGAAGAATAATAAAAACATTTTTATTTGAATATCATAAATACGTGGATAAACCTTATATTGTAATCGTACCATTTAAAACACCAACGTTAAAAGAAATTGATCAAAAACAATTTTTAAATTACAACGAAGCTAAAATGTTGTATATTGGTGAACAATTTAATCAATGGTTTGACGGAACATTAACACGATATGTAAAACCAAAAAAACAATTATTGTGCATTTAAAAAAACAATTCGATAGTTTAACAAATCGACAAGAACGAAGATTGTTTGCATTAAAGCATATAACAAATACAAATCATAAAGAATTATTGTGTTATGAAAAAATATCAGATTTCACAATTAAATTATTATTTTACAAATCAATAGGAGAAAAATATAAACATAAACGAACATATAAAGCGAAACATAATAAAGAAAGAGAATTTTAAAAAAATAAAATATGAATTTAAAACCAATAGAAATAGCAAATAAGATAATTGAATTATCAGGAATAAATATATTTGAAAACACACGTAAACGAGAATACGTAGAAATGAGAGCGTTACTATGTTATTTATTACGTGAAAAATTAGCAATGAGATGGACAAACATTAGTTTGTTTTTTCGTGCTCAAGGTAAACGTATGGATCACGCAACAGCTATATATGCTGTAGAAGTATACGATGTGTATAAAACAACAAATAAAAAATTAGAAGAAATAGAAAAAATGTTTACGTTTAAAACAGATTTAAATATAGACGAAATAAATCAAATACAATATTTACAAAACAAATGTAAAAAATTAGAAGCTCAATTATACGCATTGAAAGGATCCTCTGAATTATTGACATTAATTAATAAAATACCTGAACAACACGAACACGAAGCAATACAAAAATTAGATTTATTAATCAAAGGTTGGGAATGGAAAAACAAAACATATGTACAATAAAAAATTAAAAAAACGTGCTTTATTAGTAATACAACATTTAATATGGAAACAAGAACGAAAATTAAATGTCATAGAAAATCAATTAGATAAACGTAAAGCAATTGAATCGAAATTAGTTGAAAAAACAATTAAAAAACATATACATAAATTAAACACATTAGAATTAATTAAACATTGTGTTGATGTGTATGAATTTCCAAAAAAAGATATAATATCAGGAACTGAATAAATTAAATAAATAATTTCGTTATATAATAAAGATTGAATAAACAATAAAAAATCAATTAATGATAAACAAAAATGGCAATGATCAATTAAATGAAATTCGTAATACATTTAATTATAAAGTATCAAAGCTCAATATTTTAGGAGAAAGTAAAAAAATTAAATGGAATAAATCTAGACGATTTAGAACAATATAATTATGGATAAACGTAAAAGCAATGGTGGTGTTAGACAAGGAGCTGGCAGACCTAAAAAAGCAGATGAATTAAAATTAATAGAAAAATTAGATGCGTTAATCGATAATGACGAGGTAATTAAAACATTAGGTAAACAAGTTTTAAATGGTGATAGTCGTGCAATGAGTTTATATTTTGGTTATCGTTATGGCAAACCAAAAGAATCGGTTGACATATCTTCATCCGATGGTTTTAATATTAATTTTAAAGACTTAATTAAATTTAAGTGATTGAAATAAATAAAAAGTATTCGCCAATAGCAGAATCAAATGGCAGATATTTTATTGTTACAGGTGGTCGAGGATCAGGTAAATCGTTTTCAGTTAATTTATTATTAGTATTATTAACGTATGAATCTGGACATACTATATTATTTACTCGTTACACTTTATCTTCTACTTATATTTCTATTATACCTGAGTTCATTGAAAAATTAGAATTATTAAACATATTCAATGATTTTTACATAACAAAAGATGAAATCAGAAATAAACGATCAGGCAGTAAAATAATATTTAAAGGTATTAAAACCTCGTCAGGAGATCAAACAGCTAATTTAAAATCATTACAGGGCGTTACTACATTCGTTTTAGACGAAGCAGAAGAATTAACTAATGAAGATACATTTGACAAAATAGATCTATCGGTTAGACAACAATTCAAACACAATCGAGTTATATTAATTTTAAATCCAACAACAAAAGAACATTGGATATATAAACGATTTTACGAAGACAAAGGAATACAAGAAGGAACAAACGAAACAAAAGACAACATCACATATATACATACAACGTATTTAGACAATATAAACAATTTGTCGAAAAGTTATATTAATCAAATAAATACAATCAAACAACGTAGACCAGAAAAATACAAACATCAAATACTTGGTGGTTGGTTAAACAAAGCAGAAGGAGTTATTTTTACACGTTGGAAAATAGGTAAATTTAAAAAAGCAAGTGTTAGTGTTTTTGGACAAGATTACGGTTTCGCTTCAGACGAAAATACATTGTGCGAAACAAATATAGATGTTACAAATAAAACAATATATTTAAAAGAATGTTTTTACATCAAAGGTTTAACAACAACTGAAATAGCACGTTTAAATTTACAACACGCAAAAGAAAATTTAATTATTGGTGATAGTGCTGAGAAACGTTTGATATATGAATTAAAACAAAAAGGGTGTAACATAGTTGAATCAATCAAAGGTCAAGGATCAATTACATATGGTATTGCATTATTACAAGACTATGATTTAATAGTTGATCAACAAAGCATTAATTTGATCAAAGAATTAAATAATTACAGCTGGTTAGAAAAAAAATCAAATACACCAATCGACAAACACAACCATTTATTAGATGCAATACGCTATGCTGTATCATATCAATTACAAAATCCTAATCGAGGAAAGTATTACATTAATTAAAAGTTATTAAATATTTTGTTAATTAAATAAATTGTTTTATATTTGTAATGTAATTGCAATGAAGCAGTTATATAAACAAAACAAAACAAATGGAAAAAACTTACTACAAAGTACTAATTAACACTAATGACAAACAAATGGATAAAATGTCCTTAAATCAATTACATAATATTATAAATGATTTAGAAAAAGCTATAACGTATGCAGATTATAGAATTTCATATAAATTAAATAGAGGGCAAAAGTAATAAC